TTAAAAAGTACTAAAAACTTTAATTAGTCTTTATAATACTTTTTTTATTATATTAAATCAAACATAAGTTATGGCAAACAAAAACTCAAGCTATAAAACCATTCGCACGGTAGAGGGAATCCAATTCCAGCTCTATGAAAAAGAACCAGGTAAATGGGTACCTCATTCTAGTACAGGACCTGCAATCATATATCCCAAGGGCATCAATAAACCAGATCAATACTACCTGTTTGGCCTACCCTATTCCTATGATAAATGGTTAGAATTGTCTAAACCAGCTAGGAAAGTCAAAAGTCAGGAAGATTTTGTAGAGTGACAAATATTTATAAGAAAACTTATAAAGGATGTCATTCAATATAAAAGCCTAAATGTCTGATCAACAGGTTGATATAAAACAGCGAATTAAAGATGAGTTCGTAAGATGCGCAACTGATCCTGTTTACTTCATGAAGAAGTACTACATGATCCAGCATCCACAACGAGGTCGTCAGCTGTTTTCACTCTACCCGTTTCAGGAAAAAGTGCTTAAACTCTTTCAAAAACACGACTATTCTATAATCAACAAGTCTAGGCAGCTAGGTATCTCTACCCTAGTCTCTGCCTATTCACTTTGGTTGATGTTGTTTAACAGGGACAAAAATGTGCTTGTGATTGCAACTAAGCAGGAGACCGCAAAGAATATGGTAACTAAAGTCAGATTTGCATATCAAAACCTACCCACATGGCTTAAGATTGGAGCACAAGAAGACAACAGACTTTCGCTACGTCTTTTAAATGGCTCTCAAATAAAAGCCGTCTCAGCCGCAGGCGATGCTGGTCGTTCAGAAGCCGTGTCATTATTGATAATAGATGAAGCTGCCTTTATCGATAACATCGATACTATATTCACTGCGGCTCAACAAACTCTTGCCACTGGTGGTGGTTGTATTGCCTTATCCACACCTAATGGTGTTGGAAACTGGTTTCACAAAACTTACATAGACTCTCAAGAGCAGAAGAACAAGTTCTTACCGATTTCTCTTCCTTGGTCTGTGCATCCTGAAAGAGATCAATCCTGGAGAGACGACCAAGACATAGTATTAGGAAAGCGCAACGCAGCACAAGAGTGCGATTGTAACTTCTCGACCTCAGGTAATACTGTTATAGATCCTGAGGTGATGACTTGGTACGAGCAGACGATGATATCAGAGCCTATTGAAAGGCGTGGTATGGACAAAGCTCTCTGGATTTGGGAGTACCCAGATCCTCTAAAGCACTACATATTAGTAGCCGATGTGGCAAGAGGTGATGGTGCAGACTACTCTGCATTTCATGTGATTGATATTGAAAACATCATGCAGGTGGCAGAGTTTAAAGCTCAAGTGGATACTAGAGAATACGCTAATATTGTGCTAGCTGTGGCCGCTGAATATAATCAGGCGCTGCTAGTTGTGGAAAATAATAACATCGGTTGGGATGTGGTTCAGACTGTTGTCGAGCGAGGCTACACTAATGTGCATTACAGCTACAAAAATGAGTCCTCAATTGACTTTACAAAGTATATTGATAGGATGAATACAGGCACTGGCCTAGTTCCTGGCTTCTCAATGAATGAAAAAACCAGACCTTTAGCTGTCGATAAGATGCGTAATATGCTAGAGAACAAGCTGGCTAATATCAAGTCGCTAAGACTGCTAGAAGAACTCAGGGTTTTCATCTGGAAGAACGGCAAAGCCCAGGCTATGCAGTCCTATAATGATGACCTGGTAATGTCTTTTTGTATGGCAGCCTATCTCAGAGAGACCTCATTGCGATATAAAACCACAGCAGATAGCCTAACTTATGCTGCTCTCAATAATTATACTAGAACACAAGACACAAGTATAGCATATAATGCAAATAATCAATATAATCAAAACCCTTGGGCAATGCCTGTAAGCACAGCTCAAGGACAAGAATCACAAGACTTAACCTGGCTATTAGGCTAATCATATGGCAGAACAAAAAAAGCAAGAGAATCTATTTTCAACACTGAGAAGGCTATTCTCTACTGATGTTATCATCCGCAATGAAGGCGGTGACATGATTAAAGTTGTTGACCCTGATGCAATACAGCGCAACGGTGTCATACAGACTAACTCGCTTATTGACAGATTCAATAAGGTCTATACCACATCAACTGCATACGGTGTTAACCTAAATCTGGCACAAAACTATCAATCTGCTCGCGTACAAATATATGCAGACTACGATGCAATGGATACTGATGCAATCTGCTGCTCAGCACTTGATATTGTTTCTGATGAATGTACACTCAAAAATGAACAGGGTGAAGTGCTTCAAATCAGATCTTCAGATGAAAATATTCAAAAAATATTATATAACCTGTTCTATTCTGTACTCAATATTGAATTTAACCTTTGGTCTTGGGTTCGCAACATGTGTAAGTACGGAGATTTTTATCTTAAACTTGAGATCGCAGAGAAATATGGTGTTTATAACGTAATTCCCTTCTCAGCTTACAATATTATTCGTGAAGAGGGATATAATAAAGACAATCCTCAGGAAGTACGTTTTAAGTATGATCCAAATGCGGCTCTTGCCTCTTCAACAGGATATAGCCGTCAACAGAATAACGACACAGGAATCTACTTTGACAACTTCGAGATGGCCCACTTCCGTCTTACTGGTGATGTTAACTACTTGCCTTACGGTCGTTCTTATTTGGAACCTGCTCGTAAGCTGTTTAAGCAATACGTTCTTATAGAAGATGCGATGTTGATTCACCGTATTGTGCGTGCACCTGAGCGTCGTATATTCTATGTGAATGTCGGTGCGATACCTCCTGGTGAAGTAGACAACTACATGCAGAGAATGATTCAAAAGATGAAGAAGACACCTCTTATGGATCCGCAAACTGGTAATTACAACTTAAAATACAACCAGCAGAACTTGCTTGAGGACTTCTTTATCCCTATTCGCGGTAATGACACATCAACAAAGATCGACACCGCTAAAGGACTAGACTACAACGGTATCGAAGACGTAGCATATTTCAGAGAGAAGCTTTTTGCTGCGCTCAAGATACCTAAGGCTTTCATGGGATACGAGAAAGACTTGACAGGTAAAGCGACACTGGCGGCTGAAGACATCAGATTTGCTCGAACTATTGAAAGACTGCAGCGTATTATAGTATCTGAGTTAACTAAAGTTGCGCTTGTACACCTTTATGCGCACGGTTATACTAACGAATCAGCCGCAAACTTCACTCTGTCACTGACCAATCCTTCCATCATATACGACCAAGAAAGAATTGCTCTGTTTAAAGAGAAGATTGACCTTGCAAAGCAAGCAATGGAAGGTTCTCTGCTTCCTCTTGAATTTATCTACGACAAAATATTCCACTTCTCTGAAGATCAATACGGAGAGTTGGAAGATATGATCCTAGAGGACAAGAAGAGAGCATTCAGATACAAGCAAGTCGAGGAAGAAGGCAATGACCCAGCAGAATCAGGCACAGCGTACGGCACACCTCACCAGATCGCATCGCTTTACGGTGGTAGGGAGGACGTACTAAACGTGCCCTATGGCTATGATGAGAAAAAGCCAGGCCGTCCTAAGACTTTTGCTTCAACAAGAGGTACTGACGATGCAGCATTTGGTCGTGATCCACTGGGTGCACCAGCCTATAGGAAGAATGCAGAAACTGGTGAAGATACACTTAAAGTAAATTACAAAGACGACAGTCCTTTAGCGCTGGAAAGCACTATGGGAGAGTATCTGAAGAACAAAAAAGCACTAGATAAGATGTTCAAAAAAGCAGAAAGAAAGGTGCAACTGTTCGAAGAGCCTAATCTGATGAGCGAGGATAACATTAAAGGCCATCTAGATTAATAAAACAAAGATATTTAGATATTTATTGAAAGTGGATCTGTAACCAATTATATGGCCATTAAACATTCAAAATACCGCAATACCGGCATACTGTTTGAGCTCCTTGTGAGACAGACAACATCAGATCTGATTAAAAATCAGGACTCTAAAGCGGTAAAAATACTTAAAAAGTATTTCACAAACACTGAACTCGGC